CCCCTGTTTTGGCATCTTCTGGAATTAGTCTAGTTATGGAAAGAATTGCCATTTCGTCTCCTAAGTTAATATAAGCAGGGGGACGGTTAGATCCCCCCGCCTATGTATATATTTTAATACTTAAGTTACACTATGTCTCCAGTTCCAGGAGCAGGTAATGCACCAGAACCAGCTGTCCATGTAATAACGTCATCAAGATCAAACGCTCTAGTAAGCTTAATGTTTTTAGCAACAGCTATAGCTTTACCTTCGTTTAAGATACCTAATCCGTATCTCTCTCTAAGCTTGATCTTTTTTAAGTCTCTCAATGGATCTTCGAACTCTTCAGTAGTGATATCTTCATCAATACAAAGTACCCCTAATTCACTTCTATCAGCCATTATGATAGATGTAGTGTTCAATGTAGAGTTGTAAGGTACAAAAGGACTTATTACAACGTTTAACTGAACAGGAAAAATATTAGGTACACCAGTGTATGTAGAAGACTGGTTTACGCCTTGAGAATATGGTCCCATTCCACCCGGTTCCCCTGATTGAGGATGTAAGCCAGTACCGCCTCTTGGAGCTTCCCACATTTGACCGTTGTTATTAAATCCAAACGCTCTCATGATAGGATCTTTAGCAAAGATTACCCATGCTAAAGGATGCATGATTAAAGTATTAGCATAAAATCCTTGTGCTAAAATTTCACCATACATATCTAAAAGATCATCTAGAGTGATAGTCGCATTAGCGTTACCATCAGATCCCCTTCCAGATGTATTCTGTACACCAGCAGTACCATTATCAAAAATAGAAGTTCCTAGTGTATTTAACAAGTTGAAGATTTTTGTTTCTTTGTGGCGAGCCATAGCTCTACCAGCAGCACGTAAGTGCATACTCATTACATCGTATTGAGAGTAACGAAGCATTTCTTCTGTGAACTTAACAGCCACACCACTTTTACCGATCTTCGCAATAACCGTTCCAGCCATTGTTAACTTCTGTTCTGGATATTCTCCACCTTCCGGAATATCAGCAGCAGTAAACGCAGACAGAGCAGGAAACGTTATTTGTTGCCCAGCTTCAAGCCTAATCTGATTGAAAAGTTGAGCTCCAATCATAATCGGTTCAACAGCTTCTTTTACTACAGTACTAACTACTTTCCTTAAAATCACAGATGCGTCCGGTGTAGAAACGGCATCTTTAAGGTGCCCTACTAAGTCATCAATCTTAATCTTACTATCGAAATCCTGAACTAAAGACTCATCAGCATAACCATTACTTTTCCATACAGATAAAGCATTATCATATCTGTCTCTTAAAGTAAAGTCAGTCGCTTCTTTATCCTTAACATTCTTCTTTTCAACAGCTTTAGACTTTTTAGCAAGTTCAGAGAACTCCCCAATGACATAGCCAAGAACATCGTCTTTTATTTCTTGTATATATTTAGTATCTAAAGACATTACTATATCCTCCTTTACAGTTTTATTATTTACAGATTCAGGTTAATCCTAAGAGCTCCCACACATCCTGCAACGTTTAAGTTTTGTGCTACTCCATTTGTTCCCGATCCAGCTAAGCCTAACCCAGGTATAGTTTGAACTTTATCTAGATTGTCTTTAACTAAGATGTTGTCAATAACCCACAATGTTCCTACTATCTGAGACGCATCAGTGCCATCCCATTTGATAAATCTACCCCATCTATCAGACATCACTTTGTCTCCAGGGGCTAAAGCTCCACCAGCATCATTAATTGCTGGGATGTACGGTATTTCAATGTAGTAATCAGTCACAATCGCTACTTTGTCCTGAGTTCCAGACGTATAGTTATTGTAAATATCAACTACATTTGGGTTATAGTAATTATACATCGCCACACCAATTGGTTTGTTAGATGCTAAGTTCGTAGCAGCCGTTCCAGCAGCTGTAACGTAATTTGCCGGATCATCAATATCTAAAATGATACCAACATCAGCAGCAGTATATTCTATAATCCTTGGTGTCCCACCATTACAGGGAACAACACCAAATTGACTGTAAGATCCTGATGGATCTATAGATATAATAGTTCCTCCTTCAACTACCATGTAGTCGTCAAGGTATCTATCGTGCTTAACAGTCGGTAAGTATTTAGCTGGGTATAGCTCTTCAGCAGGTCTAATACCAGCAGATACTTCACGGAAAGCAACTTGTGCTTCATAACCTCTAGGTATTCTATTACTAGCCATTATTTCTACTCCTCCTTATCAAATTTTTTAATTATTGGTTTTTCTTCTTACCAAAAAGTCCATTAAGAACAGAATCCTTCTTAGAGAGAACAACAGGTTCTTCCTTTTCAGAGTCCTTCTGGTCTTTAGTCTTCTCATCCTGAGCCAACGAATCATCCTCGATTTTAGAGTCATCGTTGAAATCAACCCCTTTATCGTCTTCTTTATCTTTAACCCCCATCTCTTTGTCCAGTCTTTCTAACAGTAAATCATCAATAGCATCTTGAAGGGAATCCATAGACCTTTCAATATACGTATCAACTAGTGCACTTCTGTCCTCCGCTGTCTCAATTGCTCTAGCGTCGGGTTTATCCAAAGCCATCTTAAGATCTACTAATCTATCAGCAAGAGATTTTCTTAGTGATGTAGACAAATTAGCGTTCTCATCTACAAGAACGGTATTCTGTTCTGTTTTATCAGCAAGCTCTTTCTTAGCAGCTTCAAGCTGATCCACTAGGTCTTGTTTCTCTCTTGATAAAGCGTCAATAGCCTCTTGGAAAGCTTTAGAAGTGTATTTCTCTTCTGCTGGTATCTCTACCTTGTCTTTCACATCTTTGGCAGCGTCAGCAGCTTTCTTAGTTTTATCTTTGACACTCATGTAATTTTCCTCCTTATCGTTTTCTTTTTTAGACTTCGTTTTCTTAATATCTGGAACAGACATATCTAGTTTAGACAAGATAGTCTTTCCTCTATCAGAATCAAATAAGTTCACTCTGTCCGAAGATAATAAATCAACCATTAAATCTTGGTTGGAATAAAACCCAAGTATCTCTGAATCTTCCGAGTCGCCACCTATAGTTTGAATGAAGGCAACATCATCAGCAGGGATGTTAACAAAAGATATTTCTTTGTAGGATATATCCCCTGCCTTAAAATAACACCTCTCTCCATCATAGAATTTATTAGACTCGTGTTCACAATAATCACCTTTAATCCAGTCACTGTCACAAACGCTACAGACCAAAGAGTTTGTTGATAGTCTCTGAGATACAGTGAAGTATCTGCCGTCTAGTATCTTCTGTATAGCATCAGGATCTGAGATATCAAGAGTTAACAAAATATGACCTAATCCACCCTTGGTATACGGAACTTCACTTACATCTTCTATGTCGTCAGACATGTCTACATATTCCGCATCTATAACTCTTCCTATCGGATCATCGTCATCGTTATGATTCCTCAGAACTGGTCTCTTATAAGGGTCAGTCCATGAATCTACCGCAGATGAAACTTTGTCAGGGGGATAAACCCTCCCATTAATGATCTTCCCTGAATGCGTAGCCACTACCTTTACGATCAAGTGGTTTAAACCCTCATTGGTCGCATCCATCCCAGGAGGACTAACTCTGACTCTCTCAACGTTAGGATCACTAGAAGGTAATGCTACTAGCCTATCGGTTACGTCAAAATCAATACCAAAGCTATCAACGAAATCAAGTAAACCAGTTTCGTTATTTTTTAACTTCTTTTTTAATAACTTTGCTTTCATACTCTACCCTCCTCAATATTTAGAACATCCAAACAGTTAGGATGAAAAGGAGGCAAAGAATCAAAATCTATCGGCCTAAGGGAAATAGGATTTTTTGCCATCTCTTTACATATCTCACAAACGCTGGATTCTACTAGAACTTTGCCTGAATCAAATCCGGCAGCATTAAGTCCACTAGCTATTCCATAATTGTACGCCTTCATAATTTCAGTCGTCAAAATGAAACGAATTCGGTACTCTAGCGAGTCAAATACACTCATTGTAAGTAATAACACATTATCGTTCTCTTTTGAATCACGTACCCTCTTAACTACAGCGTTTGAAAGCTCAGTTAGTAGCTTTAAAACATAGTCTGATACCTTATTTTTTAGTACTGCCATTCTTGAGTAGGCCACTGTGTTATTCATTGTAAACGTATGTTTTATGTACACATCGCTCAGTCCCTTCTCATACGCATACATCATATGAGGGGTCACTCTTTCTACCATCATAGACTTAGTAACATCTATAATCATTTTTATTTTATTTTTATTAAAATTGCCTACATTAGTAGGGCTATGCATTATATCCCTAACAGACTCTACTACATCACTCTTTGTTAGATTCCAATGATAGGTCAGTGTATCAACAGCTGAAGTAACACGTAAATCATCTAACAGCCAGGACTTTTCTTTTAATGTAGAGTCTTTTAAGTCATCCTTAGTAGGAGACGTAGAAGAAGACTTAGTACCATGTTGATTGGTAGGTCTAACAAGATTATTGGTAGTCTGTAAAGCTGCTGTCTCCTTAGCTGTAGCAATCTCGCTCTCGGTCGTAAGCTCATTCATCCTCTCAGCTTCAGGAAGCTTAACTTGGTTTGTATAGGTCTCTTTCCTCTCTTCTTCAGTAAGAGGGTCCCTACCCGCAGCCTGTCTAACCTCATCATATGTAATAATATCATTCTGCCATAACTGTATTGCTTGGTTCTCTATTTTAACCTGTCTATCTATATCAGGGTCTTTAAACTCCATTTTAACTAAATCTTCATCTTCAGCAGTATTTAGTTCAAATCCTCCTTCTAATAGTAGAGGTATAAATAAAAACTGGTTTAAGAAATTACAAGTAGTTCTCTGGAAAAACTTGCATCTGTTCTGTAGGTTCTTATCTAAGGTATCTGCTGTTCCTCTGTTAGCAGTACCTCCTCGTCCCATAGAAACTCCTGAGACACCTAGACCTGTAAACACTCTGTTCTCAAAATAAGTTAGCATCTGCTCAACATTAAGAGCTTCGCCCTCAGCACCTACAACACTAATGTCATGTCTCTCCGGAAGTATAATAGCACCATCACTAGGTAAGTTAGATACCTTGTCTTCCATCTCTGTTATCTCATTAGGTTTAGCTGGGGCCTTTTCTGTACCTACAGTATATTTATATAATGGAAATAAATGTTTAACAGTTAGTAGCTCTATATTCTGCTCTAACCGTCTTAATAGCTTAACGTCATCAAGTACAGGAACTACATAAGGAGTTCCAAATGCGTAACCATCCTTTTTATCGTAATATATGTGTATTATGTCTTCAGGAACAAAGTCAGCATACTCTCCTGTATAAACTCCACCAACCTCTTGTCTGTACCCTGTTATATTTCCATGTGTATCTCTTCTAATCTTCATACTTGTTGGATCTATAGTATTTATCCCTGCTATAGGCTCTAACATCTTCCCAGACTTCATTTTTATTGATGACCCTATAGATGTCTTCTTATCCCTAATCAAATAGATAAATACATTAGAGTATGTAACTAAGTTATAAAAAATAGCTTCAATAATAGAGTCGAAAGGTCTTCTAGATAAAACTGAAATGTGGGCTAATCTATTCCTAATATAGGACGAAGCCTCTTTGTTGGTAGATTTAAACTGATAGCCTTGTCTTAAGCATGTCTTTACATGGGTGTCAAAGGCAGTCTTAATATAGGAATCTGTATCTACCGCCCTCTTGATCTCAAGTAGGTCAAATTCAGGTTCTTGAAACGCTTCCCTAGGACTAGTGAAGTACGGGTAACTAACCCCCATCTCCGCTATCACCTTTTTAAGCTTCAAAGGTTTAGGTAATATCGTTTTAGACTCCTTAGGTTTTTCCGGGGCTTTCCGCTTTGTACCAAAAATATCTGCCATTTAGATTACTCCCTCTCCTCTCTTAATTCTTCCTACACTCTTCCTATTGACCTGGAAATATCACTTACAACACCAGTTGATATGTTTCCAGCATCAGGAATTAATCCCGATGTTTTAGAAGCAAGCACAGTAGAAACTATTTTCTCTATTGATTTTAACTTTCCACAAGACTGTATCTTAACTGAATTCTCATTAGATCTAGTAACGTTCAGCATCTGCTGCTTTACGTAGTCTTGTGTTAAAGACTTAACATCAACTTTCATCTCCTTTAGGGCACTGCTCGCTAAAGCTGAAACCTCTTGAACTACGGGAGACTGAAATACACTATGTGCCACACCTTCCTTAGAAGAGTATGTAGTGAACTTATCAATTGTTCCCTTAAAATTCCCTATAGTATTCTTAGCATCCATATTCCTAGGGATCTTAACATTAGGTAACTGTACACCAGGTAACTTAGGTGGTGTAAACGAAGGAGCATCAAAACTAACTCCTGCTTTACCTAACAACTGTATAATCCCATCCTTAGAAGATAATAAACCATTGTTCGCTACATCTACTCCTGCATTTAGGACATCCATAGCTCTCTTAACATTAAAGTTATCCTTAACAACAGCTCTTCTTTTGGACTTTAATAAATACTTCAATGCCTTAAGGGACTTCTTGTCTTTACCGGA